CGGTTGATGTCAGAAGTTTGGCGAACGGATCTACCAACAATAGAAAAAATGGTCCTTTTAATAATAGCGGACCACGCCTCTGACGACGGAACTGAGGCCTGGCCTTCCCAAGCAACTATGGCTGCCAAGGCATCGATCTCTGTAAGAACCGTGCAAAGGGCCGTGAACAGCCTTGTTGCCGAGAAATACTTATGGATGGCAAAAGGGCAAGGCGGCAGCATTAATTGCCGTGAGGACCGCAGACCCCACAAATATACGATTAACATTAAAAGATTACGGGGCGACAACCTGACTACTCGTGATGAGCGGGGCGACTTTAAAGCCGAGAACGGGGCGACTTTGGCTCCGTCTACGGGGCGACTCTCACGCCCCATGAACCACCCTAATAAACCATCCAATGAAACATCCGATGATTTTGATTTATTTTGGATTAACTACCCAATCAAAGTTGGAAAGCAGGCTGCAAAGAAAGCCTGGGACAAAGCCATCAAAGTAGAAGCACCCGATGTAATTATTGCTGGCGTAATTCGTTATGCGACCGATCCAAACAGGCACCCATCTTTTACCGCTTACGCCGCTACCTGGCTTAATGCTCACAGATGGAATGACTCCGCCTTGCCTCCTCGAGTTTTATCCGTTGAGGAAAAGCGTGAGGCTGAATTGGCGGTTTCAAGAGAAAAGACTCGTAAAGAACGACAAGAGTACGAGCGTTGGAAACAAGAACAAGAGGATGCCAGGGCAAATGCCGTGCCAGCGCCCGAGTCAATCAAACAATTACTGAAACAAAGTTTTAGGAAATAACCTCTGAAAAGATGACAATAAACCTTTGTAACCCTTACAATTATTCGTAACCATTACAACTTGGAGGTTGAAATGAGTACACGAATCGTAATGCCCAAGTCGGTGCAAAACGGTGACACAGTAGTGATTGGCGATCATAAATGGATGGTTACATTTTTATCTGAACCTGATTACACAGGAGCAAGAGATGCTTCTTTAGTTGATAATCAAGGACAACAGAAATGGTCATGTTTGTATGATGCGGTTACTATTGAGATGTGATTAGTTTTAGAGTAGACGGAATTCCTGTGCCACAGGGTTCGATGAGAGTTTTCAACGGACATGTGGTTCACAACAAAGGAGCGGAGTTGGCGGTGTGGCGATCTGCCATCGCTATCGAAGCCAAGCGTGCAGGATGTACACCTGAACCAGGACCAGTAAAATTAGATTTATTATTTGTAATGCTGAAACCCAAAACAGTAAAGCGTGACTTTCCAACAGTTGCGCCTGACTTAGATAAATTAATTAGAGCCGCATTAGATGCAATGACGGCAATTGCCTATATTGATGATGGCCAAGTTATCGAAATAACCGCTAATAAAGTTTATGGCCCCCAGGCATTCCTGGAAGTTGGGCTGTGGCGGACCTAATTGTCCGATTGTGGATAAAACTCACAGGAAAACAGGCGTAAAGTTCTAGACAATTAGTGGCACAAATACTTCATATTCCTTCTTATCTATGGCAATGTATGTCTCAACAGGGCGAAAGCCCCAAAAAAGAAAGAAGGCAAAAATGCTTAAAGTAAAAACTGTAGGCAACACAACAGTTAGTTTGGAATACGCAGAGTGCGTAGAAGATGGTGGCAAGTACGCATTGGTTTGCAGAAACCATTCTTACTTAGTGCAAGACAACAACAAACAAAGATTATGGAAGCACGCAGACGGCGTTGCTGATTGGTGCGGAGCATGCGCTGGTCAAGATGACAGATACCCAAATGATAAATGGGAGGCAAAATAATGTTAAAAAATAATCAAATAATTACAAAGACTTACAACGGCAAAACTGGATGTGCTTGTGGATGCGGAGGAACCTACGCTGAAGCAGGAACTCTTGCTGCCAATAAAAGAATTCAGTTTATTAATAAAAACTGGGATCAAGTTAAGGCTTTTCATTGGGATGGCGAGTCTTGTTATGAAGTTGAAAATCGAGATGGCACTCGAGTGACACGAGTTTATGTAAAAGCGGAGGCAGAAATGAAACAGAAAAAAACAATCACTTACCAGGATTTACTAAATGCTTTGGTAGATGAAAGACATCTTGGTAACGGATACGCCATTCGAAGTTACACAACCGATCCACGCAAAATTGTGGCCATGGATGAAATGGTGGTTTTAATGGCAAACAAAGAAGGCTGGAACTTGGAGGAATTGTTTCAATTCACTAATTCCAAAACAGGGCGATGGGTGGTTGATTGCTGGATGAGCGACGACAAAGATAGAGCGCAAATGTATCTGATGGATTTCAAGTCAGAAATGGCAACTTGGGAGGCAAAATAATGAAGTGCGGAAACTGCGGCTATGAACTGAGGGACAGCATGACGCACAGCATTTATTGTCCAAACATGAGTTGTAAGAAAAATCCCTACTACCAGGAAGGCAAATAATGAAACAGGCACCAATCAAAATCACCGTAAATGGCGTGGCAGATCCAATCTGTCCCAAATGCAACACGGCAATGTATGGGGTCAGCGCCATGCAAATTGGCACCGACAAGAAGTTCCAGCATTACGCAAGATGTCCTGGGTGCAATTACATGACGGAGGCAAAATAATGAGAACTTGTGGCTTTTGCGGAACATCCACCAGCCATTTTGAACTGCGCTGGTATAAATACGACAACGGCGAGCAGTTTCGAGAGGCTGTTTGTATTCCTTGCGCCGACCAACACGCTCTTTTGATAAATAAATGAGTGAAATAAAACTCCACATGATCGAGGAGGACTTTGAACACTTGGTCCACACTTCGATGCCTTGGGGCGGTCACTGGGCCGAGCAAATGGGCCGCTTTGACCCACAGCCCATGCTGCATTGGAAGTATGCCTTTTGGGTGGATAACTACTTGTCAGTTCTGCTGGCCAGGGCTTTCCTCACAACGCAAAATTGCGAAACTCAAACGGTGTGGGATCGGGCTTTTAATTGCCACTTAATTTTGACTAATTATGAAACACAAACATGGAGGCAATAATGGTTAAATATAAAATAGAAATGGAAATTAATTATGACGGGGAGTTGGGCGTAGAAAAGCCTCAGGTTCCTTTAAGTAAGTCTCACAAAAATGCGCTGATGCGGCAAGCCGTGTGGCTACAAGCGGCTGATGCCATGGCACAGTATGGATTACGAGCAACCATCAAATCGGTGGTTGTTGCGAGGGCAAAGGAAGGCAAATGAAAACAAAACGCTACTACCAAGTACGCCTGGCCGTCAGGGTAACCTTTTGGTTCAGCCTGTTGGCAGGAATTATGTGGGTGTCAAACCATCTTAATTGGATGGGTGATCACTACTGCTTTAAAACAATGACCGAGTGCTATTTTGGAGGCAAATAATGAAAAAACTCATAATCACAGCATTGTTTATGGTTTTAGGAACAAATACAGCCGTGGCAAATTGTCCCAGCGGTGTGTGTGAGGTAGAAATTAATTGCACCACAGGAGTTATTACTTATACAGATGCACCGCCAAGAATAGATACTCCTGCCCCTGTTATACCTCAACCTGTTGCCCCGACACACACTATTAATGTCCAAACATCTAACCAAGGTTGGGGAACTTCAGGCACACCTGAACAAATTACTCAGGCTGTTCAAGCGTTAGCACCACAACCTTTAATTATTGACCCTTGCTTTAATGGCGGTTGCACAAAATTAGAACTAAATGCAACCACAGGAGTTACGACTATTTCTACATTAAGTGAGGCTGATCTAAAACAAAGAGCAAAAGATCAAGTTGAACAAAGTCAAAGACAGGCTGAACTTGCTAAAACTGCTTACCAAGCCTTGCCTAATATAACAGCGTGGCAACCTTATGACCCATATACAGATGAACCAATACCAGCAACCCTTTTAGATGAAACTATAACACCTGAGTGGTGGGCTGACTGGCAGAACACATTTGATTTATTTTTTAAGAATTGGTTTTGGTGGTGGGCATTATGACTCCAGGATTTTCAATGATGGGTTCAGGCATTTATTCAACTGATGTTGATCGGGAAATTGTCTGCGCTGAAAGGTGCGGCACTTGCCAAGATGAAGGTAAAAGTTGCGGTGCAGTTTGGGAGGAAACTTTGATGACCGATGACTGGGGCAACATTGATAACGATGTCTTATGCGCACAATGTAATCACACAATAAACTACAGGGAGGAAAGCGAATGAAAGACTACATTTTCACCGTTGTTTGCATTACCGACTCAGGAACGGTGTGCGAAAAAGTATGGTCTAGGCAATTTGATGATGCGCTGGAGGCTGTGAAGTCTTACCAGTCCTTTGTGGATCACGCTACTTGCGTGCTTGAGCGTGTTGTAACTTTGACCGAGCCAAATGGTCAAAGCCATTCAAAAATCTTTAAATATCCGTATGGATCAGAAAAAGCCTACGAAGAGGCTTGCGCCAGGTGGAGGGTTAAACCCAATCTAGCCGCCGTATCAGGGTAAAATAAGAGCGCTCCATTGTCGAACCGAGAGGAACTAAAAATGGATGTAATGATAAATCGCTGTGCGTATGGTGCATGGCACTACGGAGAAAAACTCTGCGAAGCCTGTCGAAAGGGGCTAAAGGAGTAAGCCGTTAAGTTTAATATACAGATCCTTTTAGCAGCCGTTTTAGCGGTTGGGTTTGTGTACGCATCGCCATCGGTTGCTCAAGCGCCCCAGCACAATCAAGCGCTTAAGATTAAATCGATGAACCCAAAACAATATGCCTTAATGAAAGTTGAGTCGAAGTGGCTCAACCCTCAGCGTGAGTTTGCATGTTTGCACTCACTTTGGCAGAAAGAAAGTAACTGGCGTTCAACGGCTCTGAATAAAACATCAGGCGCCTACGGAATTGCACAGTTTCTTCCTTCGACTTGGGGCAATTACAAGTATCCGTACAAACCAAAGGACCCTCAAATTCAAATTGATGCGGGCCTTCGGTATATTTACAAGCGTTACGGAACCCCGTGCAAAGCGTGGGAGTTTTGGAAAGAAAAAGCAGGACCTGACTTACACGGAGGTTGGTACTAATGAGTTCACCTTTTGGCCTTCCCTTGCGTGTGGATCAACCCTCTGTCCCGTCTCATGAAATTTATGAAGACGAGGAAGAGGATGACAATTAAACAATCGATCGTGGAATTGGTGGTTCAGAGAGCGGCGGGTTACTGCGAAAAATGCGGTGGCGTTGCCTCTGAATCGATGGCTTTGCATCACCGCAAGTTAAAATCTCGTGGGGGCAAAGATGCAGTAGCCAACTTAATGTGGGTCCATCACGGCTGCCACAACATGTCGACAGAATCAATTCACGCCAACCCTGCCTACGCAACGGATAAAGGTTGGATGGTGGCCTCCTGGGATCAACCCGAAAAAGCACCCATGGTTTTACCCGACGGTCGCATTGTTTTATTACAAGAAAACGGTAAGATTACAGACCTAAAGGAAGGGAAAATATGAGCATTCCAATCACAGTAAAAGGTAATTTAGGATCCGATCCTGAGTTAAAGTTTGTAAAAACAAGTCGTGGCGAAACAGGCCTTGTAACATTTTCTTTGGCACACACACCAAAAGAAAAGAAAGGTGACACTTGGGTTGAAGGCGAGACTATTTGGTTTCGAGTTACATCCTGGGGAGAAAAAGGGGAGGCCTTGGTTGATGCTTTGCGCAAGGGTGACACCGTAATTGTTCAGGGCAGCATGAAACAATCAACATTTAAAGGCAGAGATGGCCAAGATAAAACTGCGTTGGAAATTAACGCCTCGGACATCGGTCTTGTGCCGAAAGCCAATCGCACTTCTGTTTCTCGAGGTCAGGCCCAGGTTAATAGAACGGAAGCGCCAGGATGGTAGATGAAGGATTAATACCTGCGCAGGAAGTTGCAGTTCGATTAAACATATCAATGAACAATCTCAGGCAATTACAACATCGAAAACAATTAGTGTGGGTGCAGAAAGTGGGTAGAAATGTCTATTATCGTGAATCGGATGTGGTCACGCTTGCAGAAAAGCGGACACGGAGATCAAAACAGTAGAATTAATGCCATGATTGTTATTGATGGAGAAGTAACAGTTGCCGAGATAGATGAAGCGCTCGGCAACATTAGAGAGATGCTTATTGATAAATATGGCAATCGAGTAAACCATCAAAAGAAAGAATTGTTGTTAAGCAGCATTGACGATTTATTAGATGCAAGATTAAATTTAACTAAATAAAAGGGCGGGCGATGGAAGTACAGAGAAGGCTGATTAAAGATTTAACTCTTGACCCAAAGAATGCTCGCACGCACTCACAAAGAAACCTTGATGCAATCACGCACAGTTTGCAGCAATTTGGGCAACGCAAACCAATTGTTGTAACAAGTCAGGGCGTAGTGTTGGCTGGCAACGGCACCCTAGAAGCGGCAAAAGGTCTGAAATGGGATTACATTGATGTAAGCGTTGTGCCTTGGGATTGGGATGAGAAAACCGCCAGGTCCTACGCTTTGGCCGACAACCGAACCGCTGAATTAGCCGATTGGGATGAGGCTGTTTTAACAGAACAATTATTGGAATTGCATGATCAAGAAATAGATATTGAGGCGCTTGGCTTTGATATGCCCCAGGTGATTGAAGCCGAACCTTTAAACGAGGATGAACTTCCGCAAGAGGTCGAACCAAAAGTAAAACACGGTGACCTTTGGATTTTAGGTCAACACAAGATGTACTGCGGAGATGCAACCGAAGTCGATGCGTATCAAAAACTTCTAGGCGAGGAAATGGTCGATTTGGTTTGGACCGATCCACCTTACGGAGTGTCTTATGTCGGGCAAGGCGGCATGACAATTGAAAACGATAATTTAGACATTGGTGCGTTGGAAGAGTTTCTGCGGGAGTCTTTTAACGCAATGATTACATTTACAAAGCCAGGAGCCTGTTGGTATGTAGCCGCACCTTCAGGCAATCTCTTCCAAGCCTTCAGCATTCCCTTGAGCGAACTCGAGGTTTGGAGACACACTTTGGTTTGGGTCAAGGATGCTCTTGTTATGGGCCGTGCCGATTACCACTATCGCCATGAGAGCATTTTCTACGGCTGGACTCCAGGGGCGGCGCATCAAGAACCACCTGATCGCAAGCAAGACTCCGTTTGGGAAGTCCCAAGACCTCGTTCAAACAAAGAACACCCAACGATGAAGCCAATTGAATTAATTACAAGAGCCATAAACAATTCCTCTCGGGCAAACGATATCGTGTTGGACCCATTTGCAGGAAGCGGTAGCACTTTGATTGGGGCTGACCAAACCCGCCGTAGGGCAAGAGTGATGGAAATTGACCCGAAGTATTGCGATGTAATTATTGCCAGGTGGGAACGCATCACGGGTGGTAAAGCCGAACTATTGACCGAGAAGTAATCAATCAAGTGAGTCAAAACAGCAAGGTTCCAGACCCTGAATTAGTGGATAAGGAAATCAAAGTTTTGGAATTGCGTAGGGCTGGTTTAACCTGGTCTGCCATCGCCGACCAAACAGGTTATGCCGATGCAACAGGGGCTTACGCCGCTTACAAGCGGGCCATTAAAAGGGTGCTGGATGAACCTGCAGATGAAGTGCGCAAGCAAGAATTGGATCGAATTGATAGATTACAAGTAGCAGTTTGGAATAGAGCGCTTAAAGGTGATGACAAAGCCATCAACACCGTTTTGCGTTTGATGGAAAGAAGGGCAAGATTGCTAGGGCTGGATGCAGCGCAACGAGTGCAAGCGGAGGTGGTGACTTATGACGGACACAGAGATATTGACGGAGAGATTGAAAGAATCCTACAAATCATCCGAAGCGTGGATCATGGCGAGCCGTTGGCGTTGGAAGGTGGACCAAGCGAGGGCGGAACAGTTACCACCGATGGGAAAGTGGTCAATTTGGTTATATATGGCGGGTCGGGGAGCGGGGAAAACGAGGACAGCAGCGGAGTGGTTAGCCTGGGAAGCGATCAAACAACCGAGAACTAGATGGGCCATTGTTGCACCAACATTTGCTGACGCTCGAGATACTTGTGCCGAAGGTGAATCAGGTGTCTTAACTGTTCTGCGCCGATATAAAATGCTAAAGAGTTACAACCGCAGCATTGGTGAGATTGTTTTAAACAATGGTTCTCGCATGAAGTTGTTTTCAGCCGATGAACCCGATCGTTTTAGAGGCCCGCAGCATCACGGCGCCTGGTGTGATGAGTTAGCCGCTTACCGATATGTAGACGCCTGGGATCAGTTGCAGTTTGGCCTTCGCTTAGGCGAACACCCAAGGATCATCGTTACCACCACACCCCGCCCAACGCCCCTCATTCGGGCCTTAGCGGGCCGTAAAGACGGCTCTGTGGTCACAACCAAGGGTTCAACCTTTGATAATGCCGCCAACCTTGCCCCAGCAGCGCTGTTGGAACTTCAAGCCCGCTACAACAACACTCGCTTAGGCCGTCAGGAACTTTACGGGGAGATTTTGGAAGATGTGGAAGGCGCTCTTTGGACCAAGGGGCTGATCGATCGTTCTCGCCTGGACAAAGCCCCACCTTTATCACGCATTGTTGTTTCAATTGACCCAGCCGTTACAAACACAGATGCAAGTGATGAAACAGGAATCATTGTGTGCGGTGCTGATGCATCAGGCCATGGTTATGTTTTAGGAGATTACTCATTCAGAGGCTCACCTTTTGATTGGGCAAGCAAAGCAGTTGCAGTTTTTGATGAGTTTAAAGCCGACAGCCTTTTGGTGGAAGTTAACCAAGGCGGCGATATGGTTAGTGCGGTGTTAAAACAAATCAGGCTTGGCTTACCAATCAGAGAAGTGCGAGCGCATGTTGGTAAACGGTTAAGAGCCGAGCCAGTTGCTGCAATGTATGAACAGGGGCGCATTCACCACATTGGTGAGTATCCATTGCTTGAGGATCAGATGACACTTTGGACACCAAATGAACCAAACTCTCCTGATCGCATTGATGCAATGGTCCAGGGCTTTTCTGATTTACTTGGTAAAGTTAGCATTGCTTCCTACTTTGGAGCGCTCGCCAACTTCTGCCCAAGTTGTAACCTGCCAATGCCAAAGTCAATGTCGCATTGCTCTAAATGTGGAAGCGCTATGATTGTTCCAACGCAATCTGAAGTGCCAAAGGAGTGAAATGGCTGTCGTTTACAACACCACAATAAATCAAGGCGCTAACTGGTTCATTAACTTTCAATACAAACAACCTGCAACCATCACAAACATTTCAGGGAATGGTACAACCGTTACTTTTACTGCTGATAACAATTTCTTTGGTGGTCAAACGGTAAACATCTCAGGCGTGCTGCCATCTCAATACAATTTTCAAGCGGCAACCATCGCAAGCGTTACTACATCAAATTTCACAGTCACAAATCCAGCAACAGGCATTTACATCTCAGGCGGTATTGCTACGGTCCCAATCAATCTAACTGGTTACACCGCAGCCTTACAGATCCGTTCTTTGCCTGAAAGCCCAACGGCTGTCTTATCTTTGGCTACGGGTGGAAACGGCATCACAATTCCAACCCCAACCAATGGAACTGTGGTGGTTCAAGCAACGGCTGTTCAAACCCGAGCAATTATCGCTGGAACCTACTACTATGACATCGAGATAACTTCTCAAGGTGGAATTGTTTACCGACTAGCACAAGGCCAAGTCGTGG